GTCCTTTCCTTCTTCGGATTGCGAAAGGTCTGTTACCAAAAAGTGTGCCATGCTAGGCCATGGAAGCAGTGTCCCAACCGTGCATTCGTATGGTTGATACCGCAATACACCTGCTGGGTTATCGCCCACTGGCCGAGTGACATGCACGCCCGGAAGCTCTCCCGTGTTGATTACAGGGATCGAGCCCGCCCAGGCTGGAATAGCCTCGTCTCGTTTGATTCGGACGGGGAACTATCCATCAGCATCGGGCGCGAAGGTGAGGATGCATCGGCTGTCATCAAGAAATCCGACTTTGACGTTTTAATGGGCCTACAGACTGTCCAGTCAGTCTCTTCCAGAATGCATTCCCTGCATTACACCGACCCAAAGGTACTAGCCCTTGTGGGTCAATATTTTAGAAAAGCGGGGTCTGATGGAATTCTGCCAACTCGTATCAGTAAACCAGCGGAAGTGCAAGCCCACTGGCATGTAGCTTTCGAAGCGGACGCACCAGATGTGCGAGCCAGAGCGTATACTAACGCAATCGTTACTGATGAGAATTTGATGCCGATGATTCGTAGATGGGAAGCCATGACACTTGCCATTGACCGACGAGTCACCGCGGTTGCCAACAAAACGATTCCACCGGTCAGGTACGAACGGTACGCGGAGGAGTTTGCAATGCTCGTTGTTCCTGAGCCAAACTCCGTCGCACCATACGACTTGGACTATGTGGTCGAACAAATGCGCAAACCATCACAGTCTCTAGCAGCTCATGCAGTTGCTGAAACGATTGATATGATGCCGAAACACCTTATCGAGTCCTTCATGAAGAATGAGGCAACCAACAAGCATGGTAGGATAATATCTGCTTGGGCTGATGCCAGGTTCCTAGTGAAGTATTCCGCTTTCACTCTTGCCATTCGAGACTCCGTTCTCCATGGCGACCACAACAAACATTGGTTCATGCCAGGCAGGACTCCTCCTGAACTGGCTGAAGCCGTGACAGAATATGTGCGGCTTGTCCAAGAATGGTTGGAAGGGGATTTTGACAACATGGACGGTAGAGTTTCGGCTTGGTTACAGTCAAATGTTTGTGGCCGAATTTACATGCGCGCGTGTGACCCAGCGTACCGAAAGGAGCTCGCTGAGTACCTTGCCATGGAGATTAAGTGCCCGGCTAGAACCAAGCGCTTTGGTTTTGCATATGAATCTGGTGAGGGAGTAAAAACCGGAAGCCCACGAACCTGCGATGGCAATACTTGCATCAATGGTTTCGTGATGTATTGTTCAATCAGGCAGGCAATGCCATGGTTGACCAAGGAGCAGGCTTTCGAACTACTTGGTTTGTGTTTTGGAGATGATGGACTGTGGGAGCAAAGATTTAAGAAATGGTACAACAAGGTTGCCCGTGATCTCGGGATGGTTGTCAAAGTTGAACCATACAACCCCGAATTGGGTGTCACTTTTCTTGCTCGAGTTTTCCCAGATCCATTCAACAGCACCACTTCGTTCCAGGATCCTTTACGAACGTGGCGCAAACTACACATAACCACTCGCGATCCTAACATCCCATTAGCCACAGCTGCGTATGATCGACTCTCCGGATATCTGGTGACAGATGGTTTGACCCCTGTCACTTCAGATTACGCGAAAGCAGTCCTTCGTGTGTATGCTCAATCCGTGGAAAATGGTGAAGTGCGAGACTCCCGAATCAGTGTCAACGCAGAAAAACCTTACTGGTTTTTGTCCGACGGAGCTTGGCCCCAGGCAGCTGGTGATTATGACCTCATGCTCGCTTGTATAGCAGCGAGAACTGGCTTTGAACCTGAAACGTTAAGAGTATTGATAGCCAAACTTAATGAGGTGAATGATCCCTGG